AGCCCACCCATCACCATCGAAAGCGCTAAACTCAGGAGCAAAGTCGAGAAAAGCCTCGGAAAAATACCGGACGAGCTCTGGAACAGGGCCGAAAAATATGCCCGCCACAAGCTGGACAGCTATCGGAAACGCTGGCCCGATGTCGACCACTTCGACAACACCTACCTCGTGTTATTGACCGAGGACACCGTAAAAGAAACCGCCTTCTCGGACTACACGATCGCCGCCAGTACGATGATCATGGAAGCCCGGGAGGAAACAAAGAAAGGAGCAAAAACACAATGAAAACAGGAAGAACCCTTCAAGAACTGGCCATCGAGCTGGATCGCCAGCTCAAAGCAAAGCGTGATTATTTAGTGGACACGCCCGCCCTACGTCTGACACCCAGCAAAGAGGACGGCCACCTCATGCTTGACGTAAACTTCGGGCAAGGTTCCAGCGGGCTCACCGAGATCCAGAGGTTAAACGTCAACGACATCGCCCACAGACAGATCGGGCAACACCTCGGCATCCCGGCCCGCTATTATGACAAGATGCGCACCGACTTCCCTGAGCTGCTGGCCGCAAACGTGAACGGCTGGTTTGAGAGAACACCCTCTCAGAGGATGCTCAGAACACTGGACGGAACGGCCCGCGCCTTCCTCTCCAATAAGTACCGCAGGATCGACAATTACGAGGTCGCTCAGACCGTCCTCCCTGTCATCGCAGAAATGGACGGGGCCGTCGTGGAGAGCTGCGAGCTCACTGACTCCCGGATGTATCTCAAAGTCGTGAACCAGAGGATCACCGCAGAGGTTAAGAAGGGCGACATCGTTCAGGCCGGCATCGTGATCACCAACTCAGAAACCGGACAAGGCAGCGTAAGCGTCAGCCCTCTGATCTATCGACTGGTATGCAGCAACGGCATGATCGCAGCAGACAACAGTCTCAGGAAGTACCACGTCGGCCGCACGAATGAAGTCGGCGACAATTTCGAGATCTTCAGGGACGAGACCATCGAAGCAGACGACCGGGCCTTCCTCATGAAGATCGAGGACACAGTTCGCGCAGCTGTCGACCAGACAAAGTTCAACGCCATCGTCGCAAAGATGCGCGAGGCTGCTGAGATCAAGATGGAGACCAACCTCGTACCGCAGGTCGTTGAATTATCGGCCAAGGAGTTCGGCCTGACTCAAGAGGAGAGCAACGGCGTCCTCGGGCACCTAATCCAAGGCGGTGACCTCTCACTCTACGGACTGGCCAATGCTGTCACCCGTCACAGTCAGGACGTTAAGAGCTACGACAGAGCCACCGAGCTGGAGGCTGCTGGCTGGAGCATTTTGAACATGAGCCCCTCTCTCTGGAGGCAGCTCAATACAACGAGGTGATGAAATGTATCAGGCAACGAGAAGGAGCTGCCAGCTCGCACCTGACAGCTCCCGGAGATCATCAGAACCGCTCAGAGCAATACCAATGACCTCCTCAATTATAGCACGCAGACGCAAAAAGCTGAAGATGCGCAGACGTGCCGCAGCCGTCATCATGATCCTGCTGGTAGTGTGGGTGGCATGGAGCATTAAGACCATCAGCGACCGGATGCAGACCACCGAACAACCGCCGGTCGACCTGCCGACAACCACAGAACAGCCAACGGCAGCGCCGTCAATATCTATGGAGCCGGCAGTCGTTCCGATCGTGATACAGGCTCCGGAGAAGCCTCCAAGGTATAAGCTGACAGCCGAGGAACGCGACATCATCGAGAGAGTGGTCACAGCCGAGGCCGTTGGCGAACCGTTCGCCGGTCAGGTCGCAGTCGCCCAGTGCATCCTCAACGCTTGCGAGAAGGATGGCATCAGGCCGCTCGAAGTTCTCACAAAGTACAAGTACGCCACGAGCAGACCCGATCCTGAAGGTACGGTACCGGAGGCCGTGGCCGCTGTATTCGATGATGGCTGGTATGTAACGACTGAGCCGATCCTCTACTTCTACGCACCGGATCGGACAAAAAGCAACTGGCACGAGTCTCAGGACTTCGTGATCGAGATAAACGGGCACCGCTTTTTTACTGAAAAATCAAATTGAGAAAGGAGCAACCGCCATGAATGAAAACACTCAGAAATCCGTGATCCAGATATTAACCGAGACACTCGCAGAAATAAGCACCAGAGCCCTCAACGCTGAGGCCGAAGTCGAAAGGCTGAAGGCAGACGACAACAACTGGTACCGCCACTGGCAGACCAAAGACGCCGAGGTCAAAAGGCTCACCACTGAGCTGGACGAGCTCAAGAGCAAGTTTAGTGGCCTCATGAATGAGTACAACGACCTCAAGGACGCATATGACGCATTGAAATATAAAACAGAGCCGGCAGACAAGGAGAAGCTGCTGGAGGAGCTTAGAACAAAAGTAAGCAAGGAGGACAAGAGTCATGAGTGATAAGACCATCGCCGCCATCGCGGCAGAAATAGAGCAAAAACAGCCAGTACAGGCACAGGCAAACGAGGCCGCAGCTCCGGAGGCTGCTGCCGAAATGTACCCGATCACCCTCGAGGAACTGGAAAGCATTGAACTCCCCGGAGATCTTCCGGTCGACGCTCAACCGGAGCGCAAGGAGTTCATGATCACCGACGACAGATGCGCCGACTGGGCCGTTCGCAAAATCAAAGAGGAAAAGCAGGAATATGACCGCATCCGGGAGCTCGGCGAGCAGCAGATCGCTGAAATTCAGGAGAAAATCGACAGGGCCAAGAGACGCTTCGAGCAGAACACTGGCTTCCTGACCAGCAAGCTGGCCCAGTATTTCAACACCGTACCGCATAAAAAGACCAAGACCCGCGAGACATACCGCCTACTCTCTGGCAACCTCGTCCTCAAACTGGGAGGAGTCAAGGCCACACTGGACGACGAGAAGCTGGTGAAATGGCTGAAATCCAACGGGTACACCGACTTCGTAAAGGTCGAGGAAAAACCGACATGGGGAGAGCTCAAGAAAAAGCTCAACCTCGAGGCAGGGCTGGCCACGATGGCCGACACCGGCGAGATCGTGGAAGGCATCACCGTCGTGCAGCAGCCTGACACGTTCGTCGTCGACTAAGGAAGGAGGATCGATATGGCTGACACCACAAAAAAGACCGCCAGCGCAACCGCGGCGGCAACTAAGGAGAAGGACAAGGCAGCACCGCAGACCAGTGAGATCCCTCACGAGGCCATGACCCTTCATCAGAAAGTCGTCGAGCTACGGAAAGCCTGCCCGAAGATCATCAAACAAAAATACAGCGACGGCGTCGACTATAAGTTCGCCAAGATCTACGACGTATGGGAGGCCATCACCCCAGTGATGAACGAGGTCGGCGTCAACTTTGACGTCATAGCTGAGGTACCCAGCAAGAAGGACGAGCTCGGCAACGCCATCTATTACACCACCATCATGGCCAAGACCAAATACGGCGAGCGCCTCATGTTCCTCTACGAGGCCGACCTGACTGTCAAATGGACGAACGTCGACGATCCGGACGACACCGAAACCGTCACCCTCCACGCCATAGGCTGGAACGATGACCCGGCCAAGGCCAAGGGAAGCGCGTGGACTTATTGCCTGAAGTATTACCTGTTCGAGAAGTTCAGTATTGACCAAGGCGAGGATGATCCGGATGCCAATGGCTTCAACAGCACCGGAACGCCACAGAATACGCAGCAGGGCGCGAAAAATGGCAGCGGTCAACCAAACACCCGACCACCACAGCAAAACGCGCCACAGGGCAACACAGGAGCTCAAAAACCGCTAAGCGATAAGCAGCTCGAAAGGATGTACCTCAAGGGCGAGGCTGCCGGCATAAGCAGAGAGCTCGTCAACAAGCGCATCGCTGAGAAGTACCACAAACAGAACCCGGCACTCATGAACCGGGCTGAATACGACGAGGTATGCGCTGCCCTCGATAAAGCAGCCGCAGAAGGAGGAACAGCTCATGAATGATGTTAAACTGCTCGGCCGACTGGCCGCAGATCCAGAACTCAGATACACAACCAGCGGCACCCCTGTCGCAACCTTCGATCTGGCAGTAAACCGCCCAACCAGTGACGGGCAAAAGGCCGTCGACTTTTTGCCGATCGTCGCATGGAGAAACCGGGCCGAGTTCGCGGCCAACTACCTCACAAAGGGCCGCCAGATAGTCGTCGACGGGACGCTGCGGACAAGAAAATGGCAGGATAATGACGGCAAAAGCCGCAAAAGCATTGAGATCGTGGCCGAAAACATTTACTTCGCAGACAGTAACAGAGGCGACTCACACGCCTCCTCCTCTCCATCGGTTCCGGATGGCTTCGAGGAGGTTCAGGACTCCGATGACGACCTGCCGTTCTAACACGACCACCGGACGACCGCCGGACGACCGCCGGGCAACCGGAAAACGACCAAGCACAGAAAGGAGGATCAGGTCATGGCATGGCTCCAAGTTCATCAAACACTCAAAGATCACCGCAAACTTTTAGAGGCTGCCGACATACTCGAAGTTACACCGCCCCACATGATGGGGATCCTGATCTCCTTCTGGCTATGGGCGCTGGATAATGCTCCGAGCGGAACCCTCGGAGGCATATCCTCCAGAATAATCGCCAGAGCTGCACAGTGGGAAGGCGATCCGGATCGGCTGGTGGAAGCCCTGACGGCATCGAAATGGCTGGACGAAGGCGAGAGCGGCCTCGAGATCCATGACTGG